GATTACTTGTTTACTTCTTGCTAATTTAATTTTTTCTATCGATTCTTGAGAATGTTTTTGTCCAAACATAGGATGTTTATCGCCTTTCAATTTTAAAGAAATTTTTTTCCTATGTTCTTCACTAAAACCATATTTAATTGAGGGATTATTTATTCCTTTCATTGCATTAGACATAGCTTGTTTGCATTCACTATACATTCTAGAATTAAATTTAATTTCTTCTCTTGTCATCATATAACCAAATGCTTTCAACATATAAATTGTAAATTTATGAACAGATCCATATCTAAGTAAATAAATTTTATAGAGTAACTTATGTGCTATGAAGTGTTCTCTTGCAGTAAGATTTACTACAAAATGATTATTACCAAATATTGATTTAGGAAAGACGTGATGTTTCTCAAAATAACCATCTAAGATTGTTCTATTTTGAGCTTTTCTTATGAGGGAAATATACCAGTTGATATATTTGTGTGAGGTATGATAAATAGTATTAGACATAAGCTAACCATCCTTAGTTTGTGTTTAGAGGATAGATAGTGTATCAGCACATCTATCCTCAATCTATTTATAGAATTTTATTTTTCTAGTCCAAGGCAATGAAACACATATTTTCTACTCATTTTAATGTCATCTCCAATAATTTATATATTTATATAGTTGCGTTTGGTCGAACCTCAGCTATTCCCTCTAAAATTCTAGTTACAACAGAACCATTTGTCAGTTCTACGTCATAAACATATCTACCTGGTTTAAAAGTTGTAGTCTGATTTGCGGTTGCCGATATTGTTATCTTACCATCTGTTGCTGGAGAATCTACAGACACAGATAATGTGTAGACATTAAAATCTGAATAATAAGATTTTCTAATCTTACAAGCACCAGTCGCTCCTGTAAAATCTTTATTTGTACCATCTGTATTATTGAATTCTTTAGTATAACTAAATGTAGAACCTGATTCAATTAAAAGATTTGCGTATTCTGCTGGCATTTTTTATTCCTTAGTATTCAGTTATAGTTTTTGATATACTATAATTATCGTCTCTGTCTGCTGTTATTGGATCAACTGCAATAGTGACTGTAATTAATTTTTCTGTATTATTCGTACCTAGATCATTAAGATCGTAAAAATTAGTAACAGCAGTTTTAATAATTTTAGTATCAGAAATTGGTGGGTAAATCCATGCGTGTGCTGTAAAAGTTAATGTCCATGTCATAATTCTATCTTCATCAACAGCACCTTCGTATGTATCATCTTTTGTTACACCTGTTAAAGTTACTTGCACATCTCTCTTTAAATCTAATGAAGAAATATCGTTTATAGTTAGAGCATAAAATGGTGTAAAATATGGAAGAATTTGTTCAATAATTTGTAATCCATCATCAATATACTTTATGAAAATATTTAGAGAAAATTCAAAATTATAAGGAACTGGATTATAATGTGCCTTATAACTTGAAGTTAAAGAAGATGTACCAGTTCCTAAGGAAGTTAAATCAATAGCACTTCCTGCTTCTGCTTGCGCTTTTGAATTTGCTAACTTAATAGTGTTATTATTTACATTTATAACATAATAACTATTATTATTTGTTAGACCACCAACGACAGTCCCAGATCCCATTGAATATTTAACAATAGAACCCGTTTTAAGATTATGTGAAGATATTGTTATTGTGTTATTTGTTAAATTTACAGCTGTATTTGCATTGAAAGAAACTGCTGATGGTGGGATATAAACATTCTTTCCAACTGTTTGTTGTTTTCTTGTTGAGTCATAAGACATTCCACCCAATTCAAAAGACATTCTTGGAAGAGAGATCTTAATATCAACATTATTTTCTCTTCTCTGAATATCTTGCTGCTGTAACATTGTTATTGTCTTATCAGCAGAAGCATAAGAAAGTGGTACTTTAATGTTCTTTTCTACAGATCCGTCTGTATTGTATCTTACAATATTGATATTGTTGAATAGAGAACCAAACGAAGCTGTTAGATTTCTAATTGATGAGAAGTAAAATGGTGCGGAATTTAGCATTATGGGTTACCAAAAGGATTAGATTCTGTAAAATCGATAATGGTATTAGAAATATTTTGTATTTCTGTATTCTTAGCAAATGGATCCATTATACCAGTTGCACCATCATTACTATACTTATCTTGTACTTCGTCTGCTTCAGTTCCAGTATCAATAGTTTCATTAGAATACTTGAAGACTTCGCAAGTTAGAGTAAAGAATTGTCTTGTTCCAAGAGGATACAAAGGATTTTTATCGTCTACATATTTAATTTCAAAAAGAGATCTTGCTGTTGGAAACATAATAAGATCTCCTTCGACTGGAAGAACTTTTCCTATTATAGCTTCAAATCTTTCTCTTGAAACTATAAGAGTTAATCTATCGCCAAGATTAAAACCAAACTTAGAAATTAGGGCACCATCGCCTTCAAATGCTTCATAATTTTGAATATACATTTCTATTACATAATTTTTCTCGAACTTAGAAATATAATCTTCTCTATATAACTCGTCTAATTTTACAATTGTTCTTGGTAAATAAATGAAATCTGCCCCACCAATTTGTATACATTCATTAGTGAGAACTTGTAATAGATCTTGTTCTTCTCTCGAACCTATTCCTCTTCCGGATTGAAAATATTTGTTTGTTGGCATATATTTTTAACCCATAAAAAAGTCGTTTGGAATTTGGAGATCTTTAGTCAACTTTGTTTCTAATCTTTCAATATCAGCAATAGCTTCATTGAAAATAGCTTCGCCATTTAGAGTTATTCCACCCGGAAGATTCATATTTCCAAACTTCTTGAGATTTTCTCCCCATTGTTTTTTAATAAGAGCAGTCGCATATTCTTTAAGAAACTCATCATCCCAAACATCAGCGAAAATTGTTTCGTCGATTTTCTTATAGACTTTAATAACAACGCTTGATGACTTTTCTTTTAATCTAGAAAGAGATTCGTTAAATCTAAGACGATTTGTTTTTCTGTTGAACTTAAAGGAATTAATAGGAGATACAGTCATCTGCGCCGTCGATAAGTAAGACTTAAGAGAAGATAGATATTCAAGATTACTAGAAACAATATTGTTCGATCCATAAAAATCATTCATATAAAATTGATACTGTGCATTAAAAAGATCTCCAGCACCAATACCAACAGAAGAATCATTGCCGATTGGAAGAATAGAAATAACAGAAAATACTTTTTCTTCTAATGTAATATATCCATTAGAAACATCATTAGAAGTAATTGGAACGATAAGATAATCTTCTTCAACGCCATCAAAATGATAATCCCAATATTTTGATAAAGCATCATCAATCCGATCATCAACTTGTTCTTCTGCTACGTTAATTTCGATAACAGGAAATCCGAGACGACGTAAACAATAATCGGTGAATTGTTCTCTTGTTGAAGGTCTAGACATTTGTTACTCCTTAACTATTTATATAAAAGAAAAATGGGAGGATTTCTCCTCCCATTTCTTAATCTTCATTAAGAAGATATTATTCTTCGAAGTTAATAAAATCTTCTAATTGCGTTACTTCAATTGGCGTGATACTAATGGTATCCGGAAGTAACGAAGACTTAATCTTCTCAAAAGGAAGATCAACTTCTTCGAGCAATAAAGGATTTAACTCTTCGATAAAATTATCTAGATTATCGTTACTAACCACCATATTACCTTCACCATTATCTACACCATACTTTTGAACTAGCTTCTTCCTTAACTCTTCTAGTTCTGTTAACTCAGTTGAAACAATTTTAAGCATCTTAGAAACCCTATATGCCAAATTGTAAGGAAGTGAAGAATTAGATAGTTTTACTAAGGCTGGTTCCGAAGTTTTAAGTTTACCGAGCGTGATTTTCATTCAAAATATCTCCTAAATAAATGTATGTGAATTTTCTCATCCACATTTTGTAATTAATATCGAACTTCAATTATATTTATAACAAAAAAACAAGGAGTCAGGTTTGATTAAAAAAATCATAATTCTGTGTGCAACCGCATTAATATTAAGTGGAAGTGCATGGAGTTCGAAGGAACACTATTGTATGACGCAAGCCATATATTACGAAGCCAGAGGCGAATCCTATGTTGGAAAAATTGCTGTAGGACATGTGATTCTTAATAGAATTAAAGAAGGATATGGAACAGATCCATGTGATGTTGTTTCTAAGAAAAAACAATTCTCTTGGTACGGTAAGAAAATTCCAGTTAACGAAAAGAAATTATGGAATAAGTGTGAAAGAGTATCTAATGATGTCCTATGTCATAGGACGAAAGATCCTACTCATGGATCTATATTCTTTCATGAGAGAAAAGTTAATCCGAAATGGAGATATAAGAAAACAGTAAGTATCGGATCGCATATCTTTTACAAATAATATTATATTACTTTAACGTCGCTACACACTTAGTATAACGTCTTTTTCTTCTGAAGTCAAGGGATTCAGAAAATTAAATTCCTTGACTTTTTTTAAGATTATTAGTATCCTATATTATAGGTGAATAATATGTCTTTATGGATTGATGTGAAATACCTGAATATTATTTCTGCGCAACTTCCTTTATTCAAGAAAAAATCAGATAATCTTTGGAATTTCCGCTGCCCTTATTGTTTAGATTCTAAGAAAAAGAAATCTAAAGCAAGAGGATATATGTATAGAAAAGGAAATGATCTTTTCTTTAAATGTCATAATTGCAATAAAGGAACTACCATGTCTAATTTATTGCAAAATTTAGACGCAGATTTACATAAAAAATATGTAATGGAGAGATTTGTAACAGGAGATCGGCATCCTAATCACAATTATGTAAAACCGATTTTGCTTTCTAATAAAGCAAAAGAAATATTCGACAAGAAAAAAGAAATCTATAGTATAGGAATTCCTTCTATTAAAGAATTACCTAATAAGCATTTTGCTAAAGAATATGTAATTTCTAGAAAAATTCCTGACGAACACTGGAATAAGATTTTTTTCACAAATGATTTTAGAGATTTTGTTTCTAATTGGAATCCAGATAAATTCTCTACTCTTAAACCAAGAGATCCTAGATTAGTTATTCCTTTCTTTGATAAGGAAGGTAATATGATTGCGTTTCAAGGTCGTGCTCTTGAAGATTCTTCTGTTCGGTATATTACAATTAAGATTAAAGAAGAGAACCAAAAAATCTTTGGTTTAGAAAGGCTAAATACTAACAATACTGTTTATGTGGTTGAAGGTCCAATTGATTCGTTATTTCTGAAAAATGCTATTGCTGCCGCTGGCGCAGAACTATCTAAATTAATAAAAGAATATAATAATGCGGTCTTTATATTTGACAACGAACCGAATAATAAAGAGATTGTAGATAATATGAAGAAAGTCTTAGATGCTGGTTCTAAGATTGTTATTTGGGATTCATCTATTAGACAAAAAGATATTAATGATATGGTATTATCTAACATTGATATTGATTCTGTAATTAAAAACAATACTTATTGGGGTTTAGAAGGATTTGCTAAATTTTCATTTTGGAAGAGGATATAATGTACACATATAATGCGAAAGTAATAAAGATTATTGATGGCGACACTATTGATCTTGAAATTGATCTAGGGTTTCATGTTAAAATTTGTAAGAGAGCCAGACTAAGCGGAATTGATGCATACGAAAAGAAATCGACCTTTATTTTTGAAAGAGAATTAGCGGCAAAAGCGATGTCATTTCTTGTATATAGGATTGAGAATAGAACTGTAAAAATCAAAACTGCAATTGATAAAGAAGACAAATACGGTAGAATATTAGTTGAAGTTTATGCTAATGAATATGATTTTCTGAATAATCAATCTCTTAACATTATGTTAATCCAAGAAAATCTCGCTATTCCTTATGGCGGTGGAACTAAGAAACTATGATTATGTGGAGAATAATTACACCTAAAGATGATTCCTTCCAAGAATATTTAACGGAAGTATTCACCGAAGATGAGATTATTTCTTCGTATTGGGATTTTTGGTCT